CGCGGAGCGCGGGCGTGGGAAGCTCGTTAAGCTCTCACCGTCCGTACATATCGACGGAGTGGCGGCGCTTCTTGATGCGATGACGGTCCGCCAAAAGTATTATGTCGAGATCGGCGGACAATTGAGGAATGAATGACATGGGAATTTTTAACTGGCTATTTGGAAAGAGCCCAAAGCCTGCGGGCCAATATCAAGGTGAATACAAGATGCTGACGGGATACGCGCCGAACTTCACGCGATGGGGCGGCGATGCTTACCAGAACGAACTGGTCCGGGCGGCGATCGGCGCGAGAGCTACCCACATCAGCAAATTGAAAGTCGAGACACAGGGATCCGCGAGGCGTGCGCTGCAGGTAAAGCTCAAGCACGGGCCAAACCAGATGCAGACATGGAGCCAGTTCCTATATCGTCTGAGCACGATCCTGGACATGCACAATACAGCCTTTATCGTGCCTGTATGGGACGAATACGGAGAGCCCAGTGGGGTTTATGCCCCGCTTCCGGAACGTGCCAAGGTGGTCCAATATGACGGCACACCGTACCTTCGTTATGAGTTCTCATGGGGAGAGTCGGCAGCGGTCGAGCTGGAATACTGCGGGATTATGACCAAATTCCAGTATAAATCCGACTTCTTCGGTGAAAACAATGCGGCGCTCATTCCAACGATGGATCTTATTCACATTCAGAATCAAGGCATACAGGAGGGCGTCAAGAGCGCGGCGACTTACCGCTTCATGGCACAGCTCGCGAACTTCTCAAGCGCGGAAGACCTGGCTAAAGAGCGAAAGCGGTTCACTGCTGAAAACTTCGCACGTGACGCAGAGGGCGGCGGCCTGCTGCTGTTCCCGAATACGTACAAGGACATCCGACAGATTGACGTCAACCCGTGGGTCATTGATGCGGACCAGATGAAGGCGATCAAAGACAATGTCTATCAGTATTTCGGCGTGAACGAAGACGTACTCACAAATAAGGCCGTCGGCGATTCGTGGAGTGCATTCTACGAGGGCGCGATCGAGCCTTTTGCAATTCAGTTCAGCGAAGTAATGACTAAGATGTTGTTTACCTTGCGCGAACAGTCGCAGGGCAACAAAGTCACGGCGACCGCCAACCGCATCCAATATATGACCAACAAGGACAAATTGGACGTTACTAATGGATGGGCAGATCGCGGCATGGCAAAAATTGACGAAATGCGCGAAGTATGGGGACTGCCGCCGCTTCCGGATGGCAAAGGTGAGGCGATTCCGATCCGCGGCGAATACTACGATCTGCGGAATGGCGATCGCATCCAGAGCATGACAGTAACAGAGGACGATACAGATGACGAAGGAAATTAGAGCGTTTAACTTTGAGGTCCGTGCCGAACAGAACGACGAGCACGGTCGATTCCTGGCCGGACAGCCGATCGTGTACAATGAGCGCACAAACCTCAATTGGTATGACGAAATCATTGACGACGGCGCACTCACGGAAACAGATCTCCGTGACGTGCGTTTTTTGGTTAATCACAATACGGACATGATCCCTCTGGCAAGGTCCAGAAACAATAACGCGAATTCGACCATGCAGATGCAGGTCGTGCCAGGCGTGGGAATGTCCATTCGCGTTGATCTCGATACAGAGAACAATGCGGAAGCAAAGAGCCTGTATTCGGCTGTAAGCCGTGGAGACATAACCGGAATGTCCTTCATGTTTATGGTCGATTCGGATAGTTGGGACGATCTGGAAAGCGATCACCCTACTCGGCACATTCGGAAGATCTCGAAGGTGTACGAGGTGAGCGCCGTGACCTTCCCGGCATATGAAGCGACATCGATTACCGCAAGAGGCCTGTCTGATGCACTGGATAGTGCGAAGGCATCACTGGAGAGTGCGAAAGCCGAAAAGCGCGAAATCGAGCGCAAGAAGCAGAAACTCAGAATTCTTATGGAGGTATGAACATGGAATTCAAAAATATGACCGTCGAGGAGCTCGAGGCCAGACGCGTCCAGATCGGTGAAGAAGTCGAGAAGGACGGAGCGGACCTCGACGCACTTGAGGCAGAGATCAAGGGCATCAAGGCAGAACTTGAGGCTCGCAAAGAAGCCGCCGCAAAGAAGGCGGAAATCAGAAACGCAGTAGCAAGCGGCGACGGAAAAGTCGTTGCAGAGATTCCCGCACAGGAGAAGAGAACAATGGAAGAAATCAAATACAATGCACAGTCTCCGGAATACAGAACAGCGTGGCTCAAGAACATCGCCCAGCGCGACGGCCAGAAGATCTTCGGCGAGCTTACCGAGACTGAGCAGAGAGCATTTACATTTACAACGGCAAACAGCGGCGCAGTGGTCCCTACCGAGACCCTTAACAGGATCGTGGAGCTCGTCCAGAGCATGGCCCCCATGTATGATGACGCAACCAAGACCGGCATGACAAAGGGCTTCGGCGTGCCGAGGCATAAGGCCATCGTGGCCGGCGATGCTGCTGCTACCAATGAGGGCGTGGCGAATGTGGACGAAGAGGATGCATTCGACCTGCTCGCGCTGGACGGCGTAGAGATTAAGAAGCATGTCGAGATCACCCGCAAAATGCAGTGGCAGTCCATCGACGCTTTCGAGGCGTGGCTGACTGATCATATTGCAAAGAGAATCGCAGTTGCCAAGGATGCGCAGATCCGTGCCAGACTCGACGCTGTCGCTACCGGCATTGCAGCCGCAAACGTCCTGACGGCTCAGTCTTATACCGAGGCCACCGTTCGCGCTATCCTCGCAAAGATCAAAGAGGCGGGCACGAAGGTCTGGTATGCCAACACAAACACAATCTGGAACGGCCTCGCAGGCATTCAGGACGGAAACGATCGTCCCCTGTTTGTCCCTTCTACTACCGACAGCGATCCTACGGTGCAGGGCCGTATCTATGGCGGTTCTGTCAAGGTAGATGAGAACCTGGCTGACAACGTGGTTTACGTCGGTGTTCCTGCTTCCATCCTTGCCAACGACTTCGAGGATCTGTTCATGCAGAACAGCATCGATCCTAAGACCTTCAAGACCATCATCGCCGGCTACTCCCTGTTTGATGCAGGCCTTGAGAATCCCCTGGCTATGGTCAAGGCTACATTCACGGCATAAGATTTAAGGAGGTCAGGGCATCATGCTAGAGAAGGTCAAGCTGGCCCTCCGGATAGTCACGAATGACTTTGACGGAGAGCTTAACGATTTAATCACCGCCGCCCTGCTCGACATGGGCGTGGCCGGGGTCGCAGAGCCGGACGACACAGATGCCCTGATCATCCGGGCGGTCATCACGTACTGCCGCCTTAACTTCGGGGCTCCGGACGATTATGACCGGCTTAAAGCATCGTATGACGAACAGAAAGCCCAGCTGTCCACGTGTACAGGTTACACGGACTGGCTGGGAGCGGAGGAATGATATGGACAGGTCAACACCGTTCTATCTGGTCTCCGCTGTGATACAGACCGACACATACGGGGTCCAGAAGCGCACCGAGACCAAGAAGGAGGTCTTCGGGCAGATTAACAGCGTGACTGCTACGGAGTTCTTCGAGGGCGGGCGGAACGGCCTGTCCCCGGAGCTCCGGTTCAGCATGTTCCTGTATGACTATTCCGGAGAGACCGTGGTCGAGTATGACGGAAAGAGATATTCCGTATACCGCACCTACAAGGCCCGGAACGACATCATGGAGCTTTACTGCGAACGGAAGGGAGGCGTCAGCAATGTCCAAGCTGACTCCAATTGACCGCTTGCAGGCAGAGGTCAGCGCCATCCTCGAGGAATACGGTGACGAGGTCGCTGAGAACCTTGATGAGATAACCAAGGAAGTCGGCAAGAAGGGCGCCAAGGCCCTCAGAAGCTCCTCTAAGGGCTCTTTCGGAGGCTCAGGCAAATATGCCCGGGGCTGGACATACGAGGTCGAGGAGAGCCGTCTGGGGACCACAGTGACCCTTTATAACCGCACCCCCGGCCTTCCCCACCTGCTGGAGAACGGCCACGCCAAACGGGGCGGAGGAAGGGTGCCGGGGCGGTCCCACATCGCTCCTGTCGAGGCTGAGCTGATTGAATCATTCGAAAAGGAGGTCACATCCAAAATTGACGGCTAAGACCTATGCGGAGGTGGCCTCCATCGTTTCGGCATGTGCTGAAGCGGTCGGTGGTCCCTTCGCTTACTACCAGTTCGCAGAGGACCCGGACGGGGCAAATGCTCCATCCCTCCCCTTTGTGGTCTACTACTATCCCGCCTCTGATGACGTGATGGCGGACAACCGCAACTACGTTAAGGTCCGTGAGCTCATTATTGAGCTTTACACGGAAAACAAAGACTTTGACGCCGAGGGGGCCCTCGAGGCCGTCCTTGCGTCCAATGATATTCCGTATCGGAAGACTGAGGCATATGTCGACTCCGAGCGGATGTACCAGATTACTTACGATACGGAGGTATTGATCAATGTCTAACAAAATCAAGTACGGCCTTAAAAATGTATATGCCGCCATCCAGACCGAGTCTGCCGGCACATACAGCTATGCCACACCTGTGGCCATCCCCGGAGCCGTCTCCATGTCCCTTGAGGCTCAGGGCGAGGACAGCCCCTTCTATGCGGATGACATCGTATATTTCATGACAAAGGGCAACAACGGCTACTCCGGAGACCTTGAGATCGCTCTGATTCCGGAATGGTTCCGCACGGACATTCTCGGCGAGACCGAAGACGCCAAGGGCGTTCTGGCCGAGTATGCTGACTCCGCCGAGTCCGTCAAGTTCGCTCTGCTTTTTGAGTTCCAGGGCGACGAGAACGCAATCCGTCACGTTATGTATAACTGCACCGCTTCCCGTCCTTCTGTTGGTTCCCAGACCAAGTCCGAGACCGTCGAGCCTCAGACCGAGAGCCTGACAATCACCTGCACCCCTCGTGCGGACGGTCTGGTCAAGGCCCGCACCGGCGACAGCGTCGACAACACCACATACGCTGGCTGGTATTCCGCCGTATACGTCCCGACTGCGGCTTCTTCCGGGACCTGATCGCAAACAAGGAGTAGTGCAAGATGACAGAGAAGACAATCAATATCGGCGGGCAGGAGGTCCGCTTCCGGAGCTCCGCTGCCATTCCGAGGCTTTACAGGATGAAATTCGGCAGGGACATCTTCGGGGACCTCACAGCCCTTGAGAAGGACTTCCGGAAGAACGAAGGCGCTGAGGTCAGTATGCTTGACGTCGGGACGCTGGAAGTCTTTGAGAACGTGGCCTACATCATGGCAAAGCATGCGGACCCGGAGATCCCGGACACCATCGACGAATGGCTGGAAGGCTTCGAGATGTTCAGCATCTATCAGATCCTGCCGGAGATCCTCGTCCTCTGGGGCGAGAACATGCAGACGGACGTAGCGCCTAAAAAAAAATAACCGGGAGTTCCCGGGACATGACGACCGCTCTTTTCCATTTACGATGCCTTGAAATCGGGCTTCCGATCCGTGACCTTGACCTGCTGACGATCGGCATGGTCATCGACATCTGGACGGAAAGCAACAATGACCGGGCCATGGAA